ACGGATGGAGCCTGATGAGGTGAGCAATTTACGTCGAAGGAAATTCTTGACCATCTGCTGTCGTCGCTCTTTGGTCTTAGGTAACTTAGCCATGGTGTCTCTATGATTAGTTTTTGTAAGAAGATAGACATGTTATCTGCCCTTTCCTTAGAAGCAGATATAATCATAATCTTTCTTTCGTTGTCATTAAATAGTGTCCACAACACAAATGCACCAGTAATCCAGCTTTTACCTACACCACGGAACGCTTGGATCTGCAAACGCTTTGGTCCGTTTTGTAAGTAGTCTGCTATAGCATACTGTGCCCGGGTAGGACTAGGTAGACTTAGCTCTTCCCACAGTGCTTGTAGAAAGAGCTTAAAGTCACCTTTTAAACTATCAATTATCTCTGTATCTGTCATCGTGCTTTATTTGTCTCGAACAATAAGTTACCATAAATGTTTGCTGCTTGTTCTAATGTCATATTATTCTTATTAAAGAATTTAAGTTGACCATTTTTGTCTACAAACTGACTCTTTAATGCTTCTGTAGCATATTCAATGGCATCTGACTCACTATCCCAAGGAGTAAACTTAGCATTTTGTTTATTCCATTGTTTTGTTGCTTCTTCAAAATACTCAACCATTTCGTTATGTTCAGCATTTAGAATCTTTCTTTTGTTTAGCTTTATGTTTTCTATTTTCTCTGTAGCTAAATCAGCTTTCTTCAGAGCTGTATTAGTAAACCCTTCAGCTTCAAACTCTGCAAATATCTGTGGTATTACTTTTTTGATGTCAACTTCATCGAGATTAATTTGACTTAGTTTTTCAACTAACTCTTCTGGCATATTTGGTATTTCTTTACCTTTGTAAAGAGTTTCCCAGATAGTTAGTCCATCATCAATAATTTTTTTACCTTCTTCTACCTTATCTAGCCATTCATCAATTTTTTGTTTTCTAAAGACTTCATCTACTTTAATTCGTTCTACAACATCTTTAGTCCAGAATTTAGTTCCATCTATACCAGCAAACTTGTTAAAAAACTGAGTTTTGATACGATGTATATGTTGTGGTACTGCGATTAAATTTTGACGAGTATCACCCATCGAAAACTGTCTAGATAAAACTTGTTGTGCAATTTCTTGCCAAACTTCACCACCCCACTCTACATTTGCAAACATAGGCATAGACTGTTGTAAAGTAAAGATATGTTCAACTTCAATATTCTTTTTCTGTAATGCTACCCACTGTCCTTTTGAATTTTGAACTTTAATGTTCTTTAACAAAGAATCAGGGTATATACTAGAAAAGTCATTCTGCAACTCTTTCTTAATAGCTGACCAAGTTTCTTTACTGTAAGGTACTGTCTGAACTTCTTTAGACATAAGCCTACCCCAGTTAGATCTGCCTTTTTTATTTTTAGAAAACTGTTCCCAAATAAATCTACCTTTACCGTCAGCTATATTGTTTGTAATTAGCTTCTGTTTAGTATCATAAATCTGTTTAGACGTAGGAGGCACGAATCGTCCACTACTTCCTTCAGATACAGACTTAAAGAAGGTATTAGGTACTTCTACTCCTTCTGGTGTAACAGCTCTTGTAAACGGAGATCCACCGTCAAATATACCACTAAATATTTCGTCAAGTCGTTTAGGATCTATTCTCTTAGAGTACTTTACTGTATCAGCTACACCGGGAAATAAAGCATCAGTAGCATCTGGTATCATTAATGCTGTACCAAATGCTGCAAGACCTCCGAGAAACTGACTATCTGTCATACCACTTACCTTTTCTTCTACAGCTCCTGTGACATCGTACTGAAAGTCTTTAAGAGAGTAATCTGCAACATCTTTTAGTACACTAGGTGTATTATCTTCTGGTAAGAATTTTAACATAGGTGACAGTTTTTTTAATGAAACTTGATCGTTAACATAATCAAATGTATCACCTAATACTTTTAAAGGATTTGTATAAGCTTCATTTGTTTCTGGATCTCTGATGATTGGTCCCTTACTAAAAATTCTATTAAGCTCATCTTTTCTAAATTCATTATTACGAAGGCTGCGTATATACTGCATTAATGTAGGAGGTTCAGTCTTTTTTAATTCATAACTAAAAGCTTCGTCTACAATACTTTCGTATTTATCATCATTCATTGTATGTGTGATAAAATAGTTTGTTCTCTGTCTGTTTTACCGAATGTCGACCTCATCCAGTCTCGCCATTCTCTACTACCTTTGTCCTGATTGCATCGTCGACACGAGGGTACAACATTCGTCGTTGTATCCGTACCTCCCTTGCATTTGGGTCGTACATGGTCGATTGTAAGGTTGTGTA